AGATAGTCTTGGTCCAAATAGTACACAAATTTTTTATTATGCATATGATCAACATAGTAACGTATTAATTTTATCAAAAAGTTTAACGGATATTTCAGGCAATAATATTTGTGAATTTGTAGGTTATACTCCAGGTCCAAATCCTACCCTTGCATTCCTTAAGCCAGTTCAAGGAGGCAATACTCCCTATCCACCAACAGCAGCTTGGTTGTGTATGGCCAAGCCTGGCGCAAAGACGGATACACTCTTATATGATGCTTGGGTTAGCTATCAACGCAATTTTAAAACTAATACCCAAGATATTAATGTTGATAGAAGTATAGCAACAGTTAATTCAAATCTTTTAGTTAATTCTCAATATAATAATGTTGTAACAGATGGTCAACTTAACGTTAATCTTTTATCTTTAAAAAATACAAATACCCCTGAAGGATATCAAGGTCGCGGTAATCCTTTCCAAGCCAATCGCTCAAATTATTTTACTGAAGATGATGCTAGCTCAAGACAGTATCAAAAATTGTTTACTGGGTCCAATCAGTTAAAAGGCGACGATAATATTAGCTTAGGTTATCAAGCTTATACATCCAACTTAATTTTACCTGCTGATAAGACAACATTCTTTCATACACCACAATTTCTCTATCCCTATGTTAATATAAATGTTGCCAACGCAGGATTTATTGAGGCAGGTGCAATTGCAGGCGATCACCCGATGAAGTCAGATAAGATTTTTAAGAAACTTGCATCGGCTAAGTATACATCACCATTTGGTACAGTTTCTAATGAAACAAATGGTTCATTTTTATGTAGTTGGTTATCAGGTAGTACAAATGTAATAACCGAACCGATTTGGGTTGATAGATATTATAATCCATCAACTATTAGTTATATAGCTGCACTTACCGGTGCGTCTGTTAATTATGTTACATCATTTGCTACTTTATTATCATCTGTTTCAAGTATTATAGGTAATATAACAGTATTTGATATACCATCACAGCTAACACTGGAGCCCGGTGCCTATTATGCATATCAACACATAGGTAATAGTTATATTAACCAGTATATTCAGTCCTTTAATCCGTATTTGGTGGATAATAGTTTTTCAGCGTATTTAAAAACCGATGACAGTAATGTACTACCAGCTGGATTAACAGCAAATGAGTTTATATTCAATGGTAACCAATACACTATTAGTAATTCTCTTTCTACAATTGATTTATCTAATCAATTTACATTATCTTTTTACGGTAATAGTACAAATTGGCAAAAACCTCTTGGATATCAATTAGCTGGTAATTTTGTGCATGATGGATTTGGTATTTTTAATACTAATAACATTACACCCACCTTATTTGTTAGTGGTTTAACTAGTCTTAACATTTTAAACACTAGTTTGACACCACTAAAAACAATTAACTACACCTCAACACCTCTTGGGTTTATGAGACTCGAAGGAATGCGTGATTATTATGGTATTTTTAATGATGGTACATTTGTAAGATATGATGTAGCGGATATACCTTTAATTTCTATAACAAATCCGTTATTAGAATATGCTGTTAGTTTTGATTATACAGCAGATACGGGTTATATACTCTGTAGTTCACCTACAACTACAAATATTTTGCAAGCTGACCTTATTAACGCTACATTAACTGATGTAACTTCAACGTTTAATAACATATATTATGCCCCTGGATGTAATATCGATACAGCAAATACAATAACCTATTATAATAATAGTTTATATCTAACATTAGGTGATCAGGCACGTTTAAATAATGGATTTATATATTATCTATCACCTGATTATACCTCAATTTTAAAATGGGATACTACACTCTTACAGGTTACTACTGCGTTTAAATCTTATTCAGCATTTGCTGATTACAATTTTGATTTTAATAATAATATTTGGATATTAGATAGTCAAAAAAACTATTATGCATATTCATCTAGTAGAGCATTATTATTATCCGGCTCTTTTAGTCCAAATAGTACGCAAATAATACCATTTAATTTCGTTGGAGATGGTATAACAACTACTTTTACTCTTACAGGTAATGGTTATTCGTTAAATCCTTCTGATTACAGTTTAAATTATCAATATACAACAACTTTAAGTGCTATATCTTCAATTATTAATTCACAAGGTGTTATTATAGCTGCAAATATCTATTCATTAGATACAGTACAGTATAGCGGTACGTATAAACCTAATCTCGATTATACAATTGGTAATAATCAAATTATTTTTAATACAGCTCCAGGGTTAGGATATAATATATCTGGTAATACAACAATTTCTATTGATACATATAGTAATAATACCATTAATATATTAAATGATATTACTCCAACAGGATTAAGTCAAACGGTTGTTGTAGCTCGTAATGGATATAATCCAAATACATCATTATCAGGGTATCAAATAAATGTTATAGCGTTAACCGGTGGTGTTATATCGAATACAATTGTAGATACACCTGTTAATTTTAACTTTGATAGCACTACTAACGATAATTACATACAGAATTATGTCCATGCTGTATATGGTGACGCTAATTTAAACGTAAAAGCAGTATTAACTAATGTTTATAATAGTGCCGATACACTTACTACCGAAATAATTACTTCACTGTCAGGTCTCGATCCTGGGCCACACCATTTTGCCGTACGTTTTGATAGTTATCACGGTGAGATGACACTTTTTATTGACGGGCAAGAAGTGGGTAACACTTATTTTCAACCGAGAAAATATAAATTTAGTAATTTAATTAAACGACCATTTATGTTTGGTACTGCTACATTCAAAAATAATGTACCACTATTTAAATACCTTAAAAATAAAAATTATTTAGTTAATAATTTAACTATTACTAATTATAATCTGTATAATACATCATTAAATGATTTTGATATAATGAGTCTTACCCGTCAGGGTATGATGATACAGGATCTTGTAGTAGATATACCTTGTGGTCGTAGAAATTATGTTGAAGAAATTGAAAGATACTTTAAAGCAACAGTACCGGGTTCAAAATCTACTTTATATAATTTAAATATCATAAATACTGGTATAACTGATCCTTCTCTACAGCAAGCACTTCAAACAAGAATTTTAACAGAGCTTAATAATACAGCTCCTGTATATTCACAAATTAATAAAATTAATTGGATAAATTAACATGAATATAGCAGACATAGCCAGTCAAGTTGGAACAGTATATGACCGTACGCTTCATACATCATTAACTTTACCTTATTCAGGATTTGAAGCAATATCTATTGCAGAAAATGATGTTGTAACTACTGCTGTTATTAATAACGCGTTTAACAAGCTATATAGTAATTATATTCAGTTATATCGCTATAGTAATGTAGCATCAAATGTTATTCCTATTTCATCCATTGGATTTGTAGGTAATATTCTACCAAATACGCAATTAAGTTGGTATACAACTTCTCAATTTATTTCATCAAGTCAATTTTCTCCGTTATCAACAACTGGTTACTCAAATCTCGATAATACTTCAGTTATAACTGGTGGTTTAAATACATCTGTTAGTCCAAACTATTATACATTTTTTACTTCTTCCGGTACTGACCTTGTTGCATTAACGGGTGATGTAAATTTACAAAATGTATCAGTTGCCCTTAGTACAAATACTACTGCTTTATTTTCAAATGTTTATTTTACAGGTATTAATAAAATTGTACTCGATCCAAATACAAATTACTTGTATGTTGTTGACTTAAGTGCTAATTTAATACATCAATTTAACGCAACAGGGTTTTTAACAAATAATAATGTATTAGCTAATAAATTGGTCTATGTAAGAAGTATAGGTGGTAGTGGTACATATGATAATGCTTTATTGTATAATAAGCCGGAAAGTCTTGCAATATATAATTCAAATTTATATGTACTCGATTCGGGTAATGGTTGCATTAAGCAGTATGACACTGATTTTAATTGGATAACAACCCATAGATTGTTTAGAGATTTTAATAATAATTATCCAATTGATATATCTGTTAATAATAGTGGCAATGTCTACGTATTAACCAATAATAACAAACTTATTGGATATAACAGCATTTTTACATCATCTACTGCAACATTATTACCGTTATTGCCTGATGGCGAGTATTATCAGAGTATAACTACGTCTACTACAAATGCAGATATTTTTTATCTTGTGACAAATAAAAATGTTTATAAAAAATTCTACAGTTCAATACAAGATACAATAGGTAGTTATTTATTTTACAGATTTAACGTTGTATCAGAAAATATAAAAGCGTTTACTTCTATTGTTAATACTCAGAATAATGATAATAATGTTATTTTTAGTACGTATAATAATGCTGGTAAATTTGGCGTGTACTACGATAATATAAATCTTGATACTGTTCTTGTAACAGACAATTTTGATGTTTATCCGTTAAGTTCGTTGCAAATTAATACAGATGAATATGTACAGAATTGGGTGTTTAATAAATCACTCGCAAAATTAATAATTAATCATACTCGTCTTCGTGATCTCATTTATAGTAAATTTTTATACGAGCCTGATACTAGAGGTACTCTTATTTTTCAAGGTACACGCTATCTAACTTCGCAAGAGATGATTGACGCAACATTTGATCAAAATGTAATAAACTTTATTGGTTGCAATGAAATTTTTCAAAATACTATTCTTAATCGTTGTTTAAAAATTATTTTTGATGCACAAGTTTCAATTTTTAATACACTGCAATTAGATGTTAGGGTAGCACCTGATTTAAATATCCCAATATATATTAATTGATAATTAGTATATCTTCATAAATAATTACAATGGCTAATGTATCAATAGTAAAGGTTAAAGTCAGACGTGGAACTGATGCTCAACGTCAGCAAATTATCCTCGATCAGGGTGAGTTAGGATTTACTATCGACTCTGGACGTCTCTTTGTTGGTGATGGTTCAACAGTAGGTGGTATATGTCCAGCTATCAAATTCTATACTATTAATAGTATATCTCAAAGTTTTATTAATCAAACATGTCAGTATGTACAGTTAAATGATATAGTTTATGATACTAATACTACTTGTTTTTATTATTTGAGCAGTACACCAGGTACGAATTTTGCTAATTACGCAATATTACCGATACTAACACAATACAATGCTCGTACAATTTTACCTACAGTATCTGGTGGATTGTCTACAGGGTCATTATGGATTAATACATCAGTTCTACCAAATACATTAAGTGTAATATAATATATGGCAATTACAATAACAACAGACACAGTAGTTATTGTAATT